CAACTTTTTGTTTATTTGGATATAATCGAATAGCTTTTCTTTTTAACATTAAAACAAAAGGAGGATCTTTGACCATTTTATTTGGGTCTTTTTGTTCATTGATAGTTTCCGCTTCAATAGATTCTTCTTCTCTTACCGTTCGTCTTGTCTTTTGAAATATTTGAGGATTATCTGTTAAAAGACCAACCATTTTATTGAAAAAACCTTGAAGAAGTTTTCTTTCCACTGGATTAAATACAGGCCGTTCTTCATTCATCTTGTCTAAGATTCGATGAAGTCTTTGTATTTTAGTTTTATCTGCTAATCCGGAACGAACAAGTATATCGAATTTTTTTAATATCGATATTTTCTTCAGTCAGAATATCTTCTATCTCTTTAAATTCTTTTAGGCTTTTCATTCTTCTTCTTGTGGTTGTTCTGTCTCATCAACCTCGGTGTCTGCTGTATCCTGAACTTCAACTTCTACATCATCTTCAGTTGGTTCTTCTTCAGGTTGAGCTTCTACACCATTAAAAAGTGATGAAGCAATTTCTTGTTTTTTACCATCTAAAGCATCCATTGCTTTTTGTGATAAAATGTTGTTTAAAGTATCTTTAGCATCAGCACTTTGAGCTGCCGCTATTTGATTTACAAAGTCAACTACATCTGTCATAATATTCTCCGATTAACCTTTATTTATTCCGCCAAACTTAATTACATCAGCATCAAGTTCAGGGGTTTGTGATTCAGTTTGATCCGAATCTGTTGTATTATCTTCAGGTGGAAATTGATTTGGATCAACCTCTGATTGACCAAATGAAACACCTGATTCCTGTTCTTCTTCAATTTCTTTTTCCATCTGTTCAATTTGTTCAGATGACATTTGAAGAATATTCTTTTTGACCCAATCGGTTGAATAGTAACGACCAATATATGGATCAACAGTATTGAGAAGTGCAATTCGTTCTCTTAGTAATTCTGCATCTCTTAATTCTGTAAAGTTATTATCTTTGAGATAATCATAATAGATTTGCTCTTGAAAATCTTGCCATTCCTCTAATGAACAAATCCCTTTTAATACTAATTGAATCTTTAAAGCGTTGTCAAATACTTGTGAAAATTTATTTCTTAATCTTGTAATAAACTTACCAAACTTAACTTCATCTCTTGTGACTTCTGTTGAACGACCAAGACCAATCATACCGCCTTGTTGTGGTTCTAAACGAGAAATTGGAACATTTAAAGATTGTAATAATTTATTTCTAAAGTATTTAACATCTTCAAGTTCACCTAAGTTTTGACCAGCTGGTAATGTTGTAATCTCTGTACCTTTACCGCCTTCTCGTCTTGGTAACCAAAAGTCTTCCAACATTGACATATGTTTTCTATCATCTCTTAACTCACCAGTAGAAGCATCATACACCATCTTGTTACGGTATTTGACCATAACATCTCTTAAGTATTGTTCTGCTTTACCTTTTGGTAAGTTACCAACATCAATGTAAAATATTCGTCTTTCAGGTGCTCGTGATAATCTATAAATCACCACAGCATCTTCAATCATTCTTAACTGATTGAGCGGTTTAATTGCTTTATGAAGATAAGAAATAACAAAAGTATTCTTAGCATCCATTAAACCAGAGTTTATATTAATAATAGATTCTGGTGCAATTCTTAATCCTGAATTAACTGATGTAGTATAGTTTTGTGTGGTTGTACCTTTGTCTGTATAGACATAGTATTCACCAATTGATTTAATAACTAATGCACCAGTTTTTGGATCTTTATCTTTTTGAACCTCACGAACTTTTCTGATTTTGCGTGGGTCAATATATCTTAATTCTTTAATACCTTCTTTAGGTCTGGATTCATCAACAACAACATGATAGTAAATACGACCATCAATATACCATCGTTTAAATAAATCGTCAGCAAGATTATTAAAGTTCAACATTCTTAAAACATTGTTAAACTCATCTCTAATTTTTTTCTTAATTGATTCTGGCTGTTGAAGATTATCTAATCGAATATCAACAGTTTTACCTGCGGTATCATGCGTAATAGCTTCATTGACAATATCGTCAATTGCCATTTCAAGTTCAGAATGGTTTGCCATTTCACGGTAACGAGATATAAGTTCAATCTCATTACGAACTGAACCTTCTAAATCAACATATGTGCCATAATGAGCATTTTGGGTGATGGTAACAGCACCGTCATCCATTGCCTCATTTGGTAGGGTAAAAGAAGGCTGGTCAGATGGTTGTTGAACAACAACATCTTTTTTGCCTAGAGTGAATCCGAATAGTTTAATCGCCATAATAATTTATCATCCTATAAAAAAAATAAAGTGGGGAGTATTCCCCACTCTATTACACAACACCGTCTTCGATTGATTCCCACCATTGGTATGATAGGGTAACTGCAAATTCTTCCATTGTGTCATTTGCACCCCAATCAACATCAATTGGTGTTATATCTGATGGGAACAAGCCAACAAACTTATATCTCTTAAGTGAGTTTCCTGCTTTACCATACTGTGTTACTTCACCATCAACGGTATAACCGCCTGGTGCAAGTGCAACTGGATTTCTTACATTAAGATTGTGACTATTGATGCCGTTCATCCATCTTTCGAAGGCGTTACGAACAACAAAGTCTTCATCGTTAATGACAGAAATTGTCCAATCAGCGAATGTTCTATTACCAACAAACTTTAATTCACGACCAAAGTATTGAACTGGCACAACACCAAGCGTAGCGCCTGGTAACTGTGCAGTTTTACACATGAATGTAAGTTTTGTTTGTGCGTTTCCTGGTCCAGAGAACGCAGGGAACGGCATAGAAACTTCAAACAGATTAGGACGGGCACCGTCTCCAACCATTTGACTTCTAAATTCGTTTACATTAAATGCCATTTATTTTCTCCTGTTTTCT